AGACAGTACCTTAGACAGATGATTATGTATTTTATGAAACGAGGTTATGTTCCTTTGGTAATGGATACCGATGGTGTAAACTTTGAAACTCCTGTTGATAGAGAAAACTATACGTATGTCGGTAAAGGTCTTAATGGGTTAGTGAATGAGGGTGAGGTTTACACAGGTGCCGAAGCTGATGTTGCAGAATACAATGATTTATTTATGAGAAATGAAATGGGACTTGATATTGACGGTGTATGGCCAGCAACAATTAATGTGGCTCGTAAAAACTACGCACTTCTTACAGATAAGGGTAAAGTTAAACTTACAGGTAACTCAATTAAATCTAAAAAACTTCAAACATATGTTGCTGAATTTTTGGATAAAGGTCTTAGAATGTTACTTGATGGTAAGGGTGGTGAGTTTTTAGATTTCTATTATGAGTACGTAAGTAAAATTTATAATAGAGAAATACCATTGGCAAAGATTGCAAACAAGTCTCGTGTTAAACAATCAATAGATGATTATAAAGTTCACATAACAAAAACAACAAAGGCGGGAAGTTTAATGTCAAGACAGGCACATATGGAGCTTTTAATGAACGCAGGGAAAAAACCAGGTTTAGGTGACACTATTTATTATGTTAATAATGGTGAAAAGAAATCACATGGTGATGTTCAGAAAAAAACTACAAAAATGACTAAAAAACAAATAGAGGATTATACAAAAATTCATGGAGCAATACCACCTGAAATGTTATCAAAAAGTGAAGTGATTCTAAATTGTTATTTAATTGATGAAAAAGAAATTGAAAATAACCCCGACTTATTAGGTGAGTACAATGTTCCAAGATATTTGGCGGCATTTAATAAAAGAATTGAACCATTACTTGTTGTTTATAGTCCTGATATTAGAAAAGACATTTTAATTGAAGACCCAAAAGACCAACCAATTTTTACTAAATCACAAACAGAGTTAGGTAGAGGATACCCGATGAAAGAAAAAGATCAAGATAATTTAGATGAGGTTTTAACGTTATCTGATATGGAAATATCATTTTGGCAATCTGTAGGTATTGATCCATACTACATGTATATTGACGACACTATTAATTTAGTTAATACCGATTATGTTAATAGTAATATGGAACTAATGAAAACTAGAGTTTCTAAAAGTAAGGTTGATGATGAGGAGATATATGAATTTGATGAAGACGGGGATTTAATGTCTTTAGTTTTTGATTAAGAATTTTTTAGTCCGTCACTAGAAAGAATATACCAAAAATCTCCTATTTTTCTAAATTCAACACAAGACCCTTTAGTGAGTTCAACCTCGTTGAACTCTTCGTCAATTAGCGTATCTGATGTTACTAAAACATTTGTGAGGGCCTTTACTACGATATGATCGGTGGTTGTTGAATTTAAAAATAGATTACAATTTTCAACACCTTTAATTACTATTGCGGATTCTCCGTTAGTTTTGTAATTTTCATTTGTAATGACAGCCAAATCGGACGTTTGAATTTCAACACCGTTAATTATTTTTTTTGAAGATATACTTCTGAAAATTCCCATAAAATATTTATATTACATTATACGGACTTGTAAATGCTCTGAACTTTAAAAGTTTGTTTAAATTTTCTGCTTGTAGTGCTTTCGCCTCCATCATTTTCTCAGGTCTTAATCTTTCTAAACGAGTTTTAAGTTCTTCCCACAACATAGTTTTTTCGTCTTTTGCTTCAGATTGTAGAGTCGTATATTCTAAAGTTAATTCACTATCAGGTGTTTTTAAACTACCACTATATTTTCCTCTTACCCTTGCAAGACTTTCTTTACAATATGCGGTAAACCATCTTCTTACCCAAGTTTTAGAAGGGTTATTTAATTTATCCCATCTTAATTTTTCTAAAGGAACGTCCGAAGGTAATCTAACAACATCAGGGTTTTTTTCTAAACAATCCTCTCTATCAAAAGTATCATAATACCAATACCATACTCTATGTTTATTTCTTTGCATGTTACCAAAATCAAATTTACCACCAGGAACATTATATAAATGTATTGCCTTTTTACCTTCAGGAAGTGCGGTTATTCTATATGTTAAATCTCCGGTAATGATTCTTCTTTTCATTTGTATATCGGCCATTCTTAAAAGAATATCAGATGCTGGTGTAATAAAATAATTACCTGTAGTTCCCATTTGAGAAAAACCTGCTCCACCACCAAGACCAATACCACCAAATCCACCAAACCCACCCATAAACGGATCAAAGTAAGCGGCATCTAATTCAGAACGGGCAAACCATAATAATTCATTTATTTCTCTACCTGCGGGAATTTCGTATATTTGTTGATTAGGAACTAAATCAATATAATCTTTTTCCAATACCCAATCTCCTCCAGCCTGTAGTCCTACAATTTTTGAATATGCATAAGTGTATTGCGTTTCCCAATTCATATCACGGGTTGTAAGGGCTCTTGTTATTGATTGTTCATCTAAATTTAGACCATAAACAGAAGTCCATTGAGCCTCAATTAGCCAATCTTGGATATGTTGTTCATAATCTTCAATAGAAAGTTCTAAAAGAGAATCTAACATTTCGTCTTCTAATTCAACTGAACGAAGAGGTGCACCAAGTAAATTTCTTATTCTCTTATAAAGTGCTTCTCTTTCAGGACCGGTAATAATTACAGTAGAGGCCATAGATATATATTTCTATATAAATATCTGGCTATTTTGATTTGTTTATATCTAACCTAGTTGTATATTGATCGTTAACAAATCCCCAATTAACAACTTTCCAAAAGTTTTTTACGTAATCGTCTCTTTTGTTTTTATATTTTAAATAGTATGCGTGTTCCCAAACATCAAGACCTAATAAAGGATAACCTTGTTCTTTTTCTGTATTCATAAGTGGGTTATCTTGATTTGACGTTGAGACAATCTTTAATCTGTTGGTGTCGGTTAGTATTAACCAAACCCAACCTGAACCAAATCTATTTTTTGATTCTTCTTCAAATTTTTCTTTAAATTTTTCAAAAGAACCAAAATTTTTTTCAATTTCTTTTTTTATTGGGTCCTGAATTGTTTGTTTTTTTGGTGACAACATTTTCCAAAATAATGCGTGGTTGAAAGCACCCCCACCATTATTTTTAACTTTATTATTAAATTTTGATATTTTTGTAATAATTTCTTCTAAATCAATATCTTTACCTTTAACTTTTTCTAATTCAACGTTTAATTTATCAACATAACCTTTGTAGTGTTTTGTGTAATGAGTTTTCATAGTTTCAGAGTCAATAAAATTTGTTAAGTCCTCATAACCATAAGGTAAACTTTCAATACTAACTTTTTTTATTTCATTTATTAAAAGTTTATTATTGAATGACTCGACACTTAACCTCTCTTCAATTTTATCAATTTTGTTTTGAAATTTTTTGTAAATTATTTTTTCTAGTTTTTCGTTACCTTTTTCAAATTTTTTTACATCGGATCCTGAAACAGCATTTGCTTCATCTTCATTTTTACCACCAATGTTTGGTCCTTTTTTTCTACCTAATATTGTTCTTTGATATTCATGCATCCACTCATGAGACAATGTTTTTAGAATATCTCTATTTAATCTATCTTTTACTAAAATTTTTATAAGGTCATCTTTTGTTCTTACACCTGTTGTCATCTTACCGTATCTTTCTTTGGTAAAGACAATATTAATATCTTTTTTTAATGGGTGTGATTTTTTTAAAAAATCTATAAATTTTTCAAAAAGACTTTTTTGTTCTTTTGTCGGAACATAACCTTTATAGGTGATATTAACTTTCATGTATTATAAATATCACCTTTTAGAAGAAATTAAATTTAACATTTCTTCAATTGTTGACGCATCTTCTATCATATCATCACCCATTACTGTTGATATGATTTTTTTCTTCCTATTTAGGATGTCATAAATCACACCTTCTATTGTGTTTTCAAATAATGGATAATAAACTGATGTTGAATTTTTTTGACCTATTCTATGGGATCTGTCTTCTGCTTGTGCGTGTTCTGCAGGAACAAACGACAAATCATTCATGATTACGGCTTCTGCAGAGGTTAAAGTTATACCGACACCAGCAGCTTTTAAGTTCCCAACAAAAACTCTAATCTTGTCGTTTTCTTGAAAATCATCTACAGCCTTTTGACGATGAGGTTTTGAACAAGACCCGTCTAAATAAACCGCCTGTTTTCCGAAATGTTCATAAATGGTTCGTAAAGTATCCGTAAAATTTGTAAATATGATTACTTTTTTTCCTTGTTCAATAATATTTTCTGCTAACTCAATTGTATTTTTAACTTTTTCTTCGGCAATTACTTTTCTAACTTTCATTAGTTTTCCGAACTGTATTGTTAGTGACGAAGATTCTTCTGAGTTGTTATCATACCAATTAAAATACTCACCCATAAGTTCTTCGTAGTCTTTTGATTTTAATCTCAAATAAACTGGTGTGATGATTTTATCGGGTAAATCTAATACATCTTCTTTTAATCTTCTTAAAATGTGACTTTGTGTTCTTTCTCTTAACTCATCTAAATTAGATGCTCCTGTTACGTTCCACACTTTTCTTTTACCAACACTAAATTGAAATCCGTTACAGTATCTTTTTGCATAAGCCATCCAATTTGCAGCAACAGGACTTTCAACCAAACTCAAAAGATTATAATAATTCATTGGTCTTGATGTCATTGGTGTTCCTGTTAATAACCAAACCCTTTCAACTTTACCACACAGATCATTTACAATTTTTGTTCTTTGGGCTTGTGGATTTGATATCATATGAGCTTCGTCCATAATTACTAAATCAAAATTAGTATTTAAAATTATTGATTCATCTTTCTTTTTAGGGTCATGAAAGTTTTTTAATATGTCGTAGTTTATAATAACAAAATCAGATTCAGTTGAAAATTTTTTACCTTCCGCAATATAAACAGACCTATCTGAATAATTTTCAATTTCACGTTGCCAATTTATCTTTAATGATGCTGGACAAACAATTAATATTTTTTTTGCTCCCGTCTCTAATGCCGAAATAATTGTTGATGTGGTTTTACCAAGTCCCATGTCATCGGCCAAAATAAACTTTTTGTTTCTAACTAACTTCTCAATCGCCTCTTTTTGGTGATCCATCGGAGCCCTGTGGTCATATTTAGAATATTCAATAACAACATTCTTTACCTCATTATCTTTTATAAGTGCAGATTTTGGAATCCAAAAATCATGTATGGTTTCACCACTAAATATTTTACCCCAAATATGATACGACTTATCTTTTTCAACCAAAAGTTTTTCAACATATATTTCTGTTGGCTCTTTTGTGTACATTTTATCTTCCATCATTTTTTTACCAAAATATGAATCAAGTTTGACCCATTTTTTTGCCACCTTTGGTGTTCGTCCGTGAAAGTTAATTATGTATTCGGCTTGAGATCTTGTTGGCGTAAAAGACTTACTATTTTGTTTTTTGTTTTTTAATGACAAGATATAGTTATTTGACCCAACATAATCATCTAACATTTGAAGGGCCCTTGTTTCAGGTGTTTTTGAAATTAATTCTTCCATTATATTATAAATAAAAATAGTAAACAATATAAAAAAATCAATCAAAGTATTTATATTATATGTCACAGAATAAAGTTCCAATTACAAGATTAAATAAATTCTTCTCAGAAGAAGATTTTAATTTAGATATTACTATGGGTGAAGAATGGTTACATGGAGACATGAACTTTACACTTGTTTTATATAGAGTTGATAAACAAAGAACAAATAATGATGATGTTTATGGTGAAACTTTAGAGGATGGAATACAGTTTTTAGCTCCCGTAGAGTTCAAAGGATATGTTCAAATAGAACAACCCACAAATGCAGATTATGGTAATTCTAAATTATCACAAACTGAACCTGGAAATTTAAAAGTTGGTGTTTATCAAAAACAACTTGATGAATTAGATATTGAAATTAATTACGGTGATTATATTGGATACTATGAGACAGAAACAAGAGTTAGGTATTATAGTGTTGTAAATGATGGTCGTGTGTTTTCGGATAATAAACATACATATGGTGGATACAAACCATTTTATCGTTCAATTATCGCATCACCTGTTACAGATAATGAATTCAAAGGTATATAATGGCGTTACCAAAACAAATAAAAAAACATTTACCACTTGTACCACAAAAGGTTGGTAAAGAAAGAAGGCAGGAGTTATTGGATCAAATAACTGACGATGGTACTTTTTTACCTAAAGGGGTATTACATGCCGATTTAGATAAAGGAATTTTAGATTTTGCAAAAGAAAGATTAAAACTTGTTGTTGACGGAAAAAAAGTCCCAACAATTGATAAAATTATTACAAATCAAAATTGGGCTCAATTTACAACAACTTGGAACTTTAACGATTTAGATAAAAATATTAAATTACCTTTTGTTACAACAGTTAGAATGCCCGAAGTTAAATACGGAACATTACAAGGTGGATTAGCAAATATTCCTGAAAGAAAACATTTTTATTATTATACTGTCCCAACTTGGGATGGTCAAAGAAAAGGTGCTGACGTTTATAAAATACCACAACCAATTCCTGTTGATATTACATATAATATAAAATTGTTCTGTAATAGAATGCGTGAATTGAATGAGTTTAATAAAATATTCATGCAAACCTTCACATCAAAACAAGCATATATTAATGTTAAAGGTCATTACCTTCCCGTGATGATGGGAGACGTTTCTGATGAATCCTCTAAAGAAATTGAAAAAAGAAAGTATTATATTGCAAATTATAATATCATACTAAAAGGGTTATTAATTGATGAGGAAGAGTTTCAAGTGTCCCCTGCGATAACAAGGGCAGTCACAATGTTTGAAGTGGATACTAAAACAAGAAAAAGAAAAACTAAAATAGAACCACCAAGACCGGATAATTTTGATTTAGATATAACATTTGTTAGTGGTAATACGCAGATCAGTGAACTTTTTAAATACACTGCAGATATAATTGTTGAAAGTACCGATAATCTTTTATCTTACTCGGTCTATATAAATAATAATTATGTTGGTGATGATATTGAAAAAATACAAATAACTAATGGTGATACTTTAAAATTTATTGTAACCAAAAATAACGTGTCAGATTCTGCAACAATAAAGACGGTTGCTTATATTATATAATCACTCTCCGTAAATGTCTTTTTCTTTTTGACATGTTTTTAAGATTATTTTTTCTAAAAACTTGTGAATCTTATACCCATTTTCTTCGCAATATTTTTTTAAAACATCGTGAACGTCTTCAGAAATTTTAATGTTTTTGATTTTCTTCATACCGGAATAAATAGTTTATTAGTATGAAAAAAGGTAGAAATTTTTCATACTACATATTTTTTTATAAAAAAAATCAAAGTTTTTTGCTATTTGGTGAGGTATTTATATATAAAAAATAAATTATAAAAAACAAAAGATTTAAAAATGGCTTCATCTAACAAAGTATTTGTATCTCCGGGAGTTTATACTTCAGAAAGAGATTTAACATTCGTAGCACAAAGTGTCGGTGTAACAACTTTAGGTATTGTTGGGGAGACTTTACAAGGTCCGGCTTTTGAACCAATATTCATCACAAATTTTGATGAGTTCCAAGTTTACTTTGGTTCAACAAGTCCTGAAAAATTTGTAAACACTCAAATACCAAAATACGAAACATCTTATATTGCAAAAGCATATCTTCAACAGTCAAATCAATTATTTGTAACAAGAGTACTTGGTTTGTCAGGATATGATGCTGGACCTTCTTGGTCAATAACAACTATGGGTAATGTTAATCCATCAACAATTGGTGCGACAGGTAATACACCAACAACATTTACATTTACCGGATTAACAGGAGACCCTACATCTATAGTGTTGGGTAATATACCATCAATACTATCTCCAGTAATTGGTGCAACATACACTAATTATGATAACTCAACATCAACAATTTATAGTGATTTTCAATCTTACCTATCAAATGAAATAACATTATTTTCAACCGCTAATCCAGCTTCAGGTACAACCGCACAATTTTGGGGTAGCGTTAGTGGAGGTGTTATCACATATATTACAGGGACATCAACACCAGTTAACACTATAACTGCGGTTACTGAAACATATGGTGTTAGTAGTATTGATGTGGCAAACAACACATTATCTGCATCAACTAATGATGCTTGGTTTTATTCTCAATTTACATATTCACAAAACCCAATAACTGATGTATCATCATATTTTGGTTTTGGTTTTGGTATTAGTTTAGAATCAATTAGTACTGGATCAACTTCAGGAACGTATTCAGGTGTTTGTAATATTATGTTTACACAATATTCTGGTACACCATTTTTAGAATACGATGATTTGGTTGTTGCAACGTTAAGATCAAGAGGTATTTCAACTTACTCATCAACACAGGCAGGCCCTAGATATGAAGTTTCAGCAAAAACAGACGCGATATTAATTACAACAGGTAATTATTCAGGCGTAACAAGAGACCCGTTTGATACGTTTTTAGTTTCGGGGGTTACACAAGACGGAGATAATTTTAGTTTTGAAGCGTCAATGTTAACGACAGACTCAGAATATGTTTCTAAAGTATTTGGTAGAAGTAATTTTGGTAAAGATAGAACTGAAGTTCCTTTATTTGTTGAGGAAGCTTACCCGTCACTTTTAACAACTGGGTATAGAGCAGGTAAAATCAGAGGTCTTTATAGTGATTTTATTGATTTAGGTGGTGTAAGACAAAATGATACAGACTCTATAGCGTTTTATCTTGAGCAATTCCAAACACCAGAAACTCCGTATTTTGTTTCTGAACTAAGAGGTAATAAAGTTTATAAATTATTTAAAGCTAAATTAATTTCTGATGGTAATGCGGCAAACAGGTTGGTTAAAATATCGGTAGCAAACATGTCATTCAATAACTTAACATTTGATTTATTTGTTAGGGATTTCTTTGATACTGATCAAAATGTTAGAGTGATTGAAAGTTTCACTAACTGTTCATTAGACCCAACCCAAAATAACTATGTTGCAAATAAAATTGGTACTGCAAATGGAGAATATCAAGTTAAATCTAAATATATAATGTTAGAAATGAGTGATGAAGCACCAACAGACGCTCTTCCTTGTGGTTTTGACGGATATAATATGAGAGAATATTCAAACGCAACACCACCATTTATGGTATACAAAACAAAATATTTACAACCAGGTGAAGTTATTTATAACCCTCCTTTTGGATCATCTAACGGTGGAGATAATCCAGTTATTTCAAACGGTGAAAATCCAAGAAGAGCATACTTAGGGATTTCTAATATTACAGGAATTGATTATGATTTCTTTGAATATAAAGGAAAACAAGTTCCTGTAAACATTGGTACTGACACTGAAGGAATTGCGTGGGGTTATATGACTAAAGGTTTCCACATGGATAGTGGGGCAACTGTAATCACACAATATAACTCATTAACAACAGGACAAACGGCAGCATTTGAGGTTGGTGTTGGTTCTTTCAATAGTGAACCTACAGACGCAAGTAACCCTTATTATAGATTAAATACTCGTAAATTTACCGTAGTGCCTTATGGTGGATTTGACGGATGGGACATTTATAGAGAGTATAGGACAAATGAAGATACATTTGCTTTAGGTCAATCAGGTTATAAATACGGAGCTGAAGTATCAATTACATACCCAACCGCAACAGGATGGGGAGCGTTTAAACAAATTTCAGGACCTAACCAAGAAACTTGGGCAAATACCGACTACTACGCGTATTTATGGGGACAATCAACATTTGCAAATCCTGAAGCGGTTAATATCAACGTATTTACTACTCCGGGTATTGATTATGTAAATAATCAAAATCTTGTTGAACTTGCAATTGATATGGTTGAGACTGACAGAGCGGATTCAATTTATATTTGTACAACACCTGACTTTGATTTATTTTTACCAACTTACAACGATTTAGAGGAAGGTTTAATTTATCCTCAACAGGCGGTAGATAATTTAGAAGAAACAGGAATTGACTCTAACTATACTGCAACGTACTACCCATGGGTTTTAACTAGAGACAGTGTTAATAATACACAAATTTATTTACCACCAACTGCTGAGGTTACTAAAAATTTAGCTTTAACTGACAACATCGCATTCCCTTGGTTTGCATCGGCAGGTTATACTCGTGGTATAGTAAACGCAATTAAAGCACGTAAGAAGTTAACTCAAGATGATAGAGACACTCTTTATAAAGGAAGATTGAACCCAATTGCAACCTTCTCTGATGTTGGTACAGTAATTTGGGGTAATAAAACTTTACAAATTAGAGAATCTGCACTTGATAGAATCAACGTTAGAAGATTATTACTACAAGCAAGAAAACTAATTTCAGCAGTAGCGGTAAGATTGTTATTTGAACAAAATGACGATAAAGTTAGACAAGACTTCCTTGACTCTGTAAATCCAATTTTGGATTCAATTAGAAGAGATAGAGGTTTAATTGACTTTAGAGTTACAGTTTCTAATACTCCTGAAGATTTAGATTCAAATACTTTAACAGGTAAAATCTTCTTGAAACCAACTAGGGCGTTAGAATACATTGACATTGAGTTTGTTATAACACCAACGGGAGCATCTTTTGATGACGTTTAATAAAAAATAAAATGAGTGGGGAGTAGAAATATTCCCCATTATATATTTATAAATAAAAAATCATGAAAATACAAAAAAAATTAATCAAAGAAAGTTTGAATTTAGAAAGTGACTCAAAAAAGACTTTTTCTGAAAAAAAACAAAACATAATTATTACAGAAAAACAACTTGACTACATTTTGACAAAACTTAAAAAAATATGAATGTAAGAAAACACATATATAATCAAGTTATTAAAAAAAGACTTAATGAGGGGTTAATTGGTGATGAAGATAACGACACACTTAGACCTGATTTAAAATATTATGCTTTTGACTGGGATGATAATATTATGTTTATGCCAACAAAAATTATGGTATTATCTGAAAACGATGATGAGATAGGAATGTCTACAGAAGACTTTGCTGAACACAGATTACAAATAGGACAAGAACCATTTAAATATAAGAGTGCAACAATTATAAATTTTGCAGAAAACCCTTTTAGGTTTTTTAGAGAAGAAGGGGACAAAAGATTTTTAATGGATTGTATGATGGCACCTGTTGGTCCAGCATGGAATGATTTTGTGGAGTGTATTAATGGTGGTTCTATTTTTGCAATTATTACCGCTAGAGGACATAACCCTGAAACATTAAAAGAGGCCGTTTACAATCTTATTATGTCAGATAAGAATGGATTAAATAGAAAAAAATTAGAAGAAAGTCTTAGAAGATATGATTTATTAGCAAACGAAAGTTTAAACGAAAATATGAGACCAAGAATGAGTACTACTATAGAACAATATTTGGACATGTGTAAGTTTCACCCTGTTTCTTATGGTAGTGGTAGTGCAACGTCTCCTGAAGAAGGTAAAAATAAGGCATTAAAACAATTTATATCTTATTGTAGAGAACAGGCAAAAAACTTGGTTCAGTTTATTTTAGATAATAATCCTAATATAAAATTATCAGATCTGACACCAAAATTTAAAAACGATGTTGCAATGTCTGAACCGGTGGAAGATGTGGAAGAATTTGTTGGGGAATACACTTCTTTAGGATTTTCTGATGACGACCCAAGAAATATTGAAGCCTCATCTGAATTTTTAAATAAAGAATATGAAAAAAGTCCAGTTAATTTATATTTAACTAAAGGAGGTAAAAAAACTAGATTTAATTAACTTTCTAGATAAGAAATATTAGAAATTAAAAAAAAGTAAATACAAAAAAATAAATAAGACAATATTTATATAAAAAATAAAAACACTAAAAACTAGAAAACATGGCTGATTTATTAATGAAAATGCCCTTTCAATATGAACCTAAAAGAAAAAATAGGTTTATCATAACTTTCCCTTCTTCTTTGGGTATTAATTCTTGGTATGTTGAAAGTACGTCAAGACCTAAAGTTGAAATCGGTTCTACAGAGATTCCTTTCTTAAATACGTCAACTTATGTTGCTGGTAGATTTAAGTGGGGATCAATTGACGTAACATTTAGAGATCCAATTGGACCGTCAGCATCACAAGCTCTTATGGAGTGGGTTCGTCTACATGCAGAATCAGTAACGGGTCGTATGGGTTATGCCGCTGGTTATAA